ATCATCAACAGACATTAGTGCTGTTGATCTAGCTAACTGGTATTTAGGTGCTAAAAGTTCGGAAGTTAATCGAATGGCTGACTTGCAGATGACCCCGTCATCTAAGGATAATAAACAACTACCAGGCGGCCTTGGCGAGGGACTCCTTCCCTATGTCTTTAGAGATTTCATAACTGCAATGTATGAAAACTTAAATATCAAAGATTTAGATCTTAAGATCAAAGACGCAGAATCTGATAAAACCTTTGATTGGACTTATACAGAAGGTCGAATGATGATGGGTGGAGAACTTGTTGATTTTAACATGTTTACCGACAAAGAAGGAATGATGCATCCAGAAGTTATGGAAGCATTGACCCGACCTATTGTTCAGGCAGTTTTAGACGCTGAAGGTATTGATGTTTACGATCAGTTCGACCCAAATTCAGAAAATCTACTCCAGCGAGATACTCAAAAAGCAGAAAGCTTTGATAAGGATGATTCCGCGGAGATGCAGACTGAAGCAGACGACACAGATTCAGGTGCTCAAACATCAAAAGTTGAGGTTAATCCAGTAGAACAGGAATCTTTAAACCAGTTCCAAAATGACAAAAGACAGGAACTCGGTGCAAACCCTGACCCAGTAAATAAGAACCCGGTCGAGAAACGAATTACGCTATCGGATCTTGTTAAGTCAAATTTGAAAGACAAAACTCCTGAAGAGATAAAAGCTTTCACCGACGACTCAATGACTGACAGCTTTAAACAAGCTCAGTTAGCCGAGAATGTAAAAGAATTTAAGAGCGTCTTCACCCCCAATACCCGCGAGCTCAAGAACCGCACGCTCAATTCCGATGCGGGGAAGCCGGTTACGGTAAAAGGTTTTCACGGATCACCCAAGGCCCGGGTCATAGTAAGCGAGGGCTTTGACCCCGAAAAGCTCGGCGCTAACACCGGCGCGGGTTCCGCAAAACTAGGTTTCTTCTTTGCAAAAAGTAAAAGGACCGCTCGAAGCTATTCAAACACCGCGACGCCTACAGGTTCTTTCTTACGAAAAATGTTAGACGCTACAAAAGGCTTTGTAGGTCTAGATTCCGATTTACCTACAAGTAGACCTAAAAAAGTACTGGAGTTACTTAGAAGAGACTATAGGGGGTTAGACCCTAGTATATCCGGAAATCCCAATGAGGTTACGGGTGCTAAAGAATACGCCAGTCAGCTTTTTGCAGAATCAGGTTTATACAACTTAGAAACTAAAAAATGGGATGTAGCGGATCTTCAATCGAAGCTAGACAGTTTTTCAGATCTCCTTAATAAGCCAACAGAATCGGCACAACCAGGAGTCTCGGCATATATAGATTATGTAAAACAGGAGTTTCAAAATACATTAAGTTTTTCAGGTTATTACACTTCAGGTCAAGCGGGGATTGTCGAAGCTGATTTGGTTATGCAAAACCCTAAAACAGTAGATTTTAAGAATAAAAAAAGAACTCCAGGAGATTATAAAAATACTTTAGAGCAGGCGAAATCAGAGGGACACGATGGTGTGATTTTAAAGAACACCAATGACCCTACACCAGATGACATATATGTGGTGTTTGACCTTAAAAATATAAAAGTTGGTAACAGGATCCTCAATTCCGATGCAACGCTGACCAGCGACGTTAACCCAAATCTTGCGAAGGCAAACCTTCTCAGCAGAATTGCGGGCGATAGCGAATTAAAAAAGAATTTCGAGGAGTGGCTTAAGGACAAAAAGGATTCAGAATTAGCCGGTAGCTTTATGATGAGCTTTGTTGACCAGGCGGATCCATTAAAGAGAGTACACCGCTCACTCTTTGACACACTCAAAGAATCCGGATTGGACATCGCTAAAGGCCCAATGCGTAGTCTTTACAATATGCTCAATGTCCACGGCAAATGGCATCAGTATTTCGGAAAAGGATATGACACTGTTGAACAGGCAAGGATTCAATTTATCCAACCGATTAAAGATGCGATGCTTAAATACGGTATCGATCAAGGTACCTTTGGAAATTACCTTCTTGCCCGTGCCGCACCGAGTAGGAACCAACATCTCAGGGATAAGGTCAAAAGACTACAGAAGGAGGCCGAAGAATTAACCGGGACTGAGCGACAAACCGCATTGAAAGATATCGAGAAAATATATCTCAATAAGGACGGCTCCGTAAAACATTCCGGAATATCCGATCAGGCCGCCTATGATCAAATTACCGAACTGGAGAAAGATCAAAATTTTGTAAACTTCGCAAATGAAGCTTTGGATCCTTATTACAACATGAATAAGGAATCGATAGACATGCTCAGGACGGCAAGCATGATTCGGGAGAGCACTCAGCTTGACGGTGTTCAGGAAGGTATCAGTGAATATGACCGCATGGTTGGAGCGATGTCCAAGATTGATTTGGCAGATTCAAACTCAGACTTTAATTTTGCCGGTTCAAAAATTAAGCTTTCAGACCCAAAATACTCATACTCCCCAATGCAGGGCTTTGAGGGAGAGACCGAAGCATTCTTTGATGCAGAGCGTGCATGGGAAGAGTTAGGAAAAGGACAGAACAGTTCTGGAAAAGGTTGGGATCAGCCAAAATCCACATTCCTTAACGACGGAGCGTTTGGTCGATATGACGGAACAAAAGGTCCGAACCCAGACAGCGTATTAGCAAATGCAATTAATCAATTCTTTGATTCCGCAATTCGAAGTCATAAGAATGAAGTCTCCCAAAGCTTCGGAGAAATGTTCCAATTGATGAAATCTATTGCGTACCCCGATAGCGAGGATACATACGAACCGAGCGATCCAGAACTTAGGATTGCTCGCGGTATGTTGTCTAAATTGCCGGAAGAGCAAAAGAAGAAGATTAAAGAGGAGTTTGATGAAATCTTTGAACAGGATTTTCAGAAGACAGCTGAGAAAAACATGTACACCCTTGAGACTACTAAAGATGGATTAGACAATGAAATTGTAGCTAAGCGGAAAAAGTTAAACGCTGAGTTCAAACAAGATCCGTTAGTATTTGTGTATCGAAAAGACGGAGCCCCTCAATTTATTAAATTTAAGAATACCACGAAGGGTACACGTATGGCTCGCTCCATGAAGAATTTAAAGTACGAGTCTCTTCCATCGGTTCTTAAATATTTCAATAAGGTCACTAGATTCATGGCTCAGATGTTTACATCGATGAATCCGGCTTTCATCATCCCCAATTTCTTCCGGGATTTAGGAACGGCATTTATTCATTTAACTGAGGACGATAAAAAGAAACTGGTTAAAGATGTATTCAAATTTAAGAATTTAAAATGGATAAAGTCTATCGCACAGGCTGAGCTTCTTATCAGTCAGGGCAAAGACCCGATGAAGGGTAGAACCCGAACAGAAAAGCTTAAAGGACAAACTGAAGCTAAGTATGCTCAGGCAATTTTAAAGCGTGGGGATAAGATTGAAATGTATGCCTACGCAAAAAGAAACGGAGCAAAGATTGGATATGTTCGTCATGACACCGTTCCCGAATTGATTCGTAATATAAAGAAGGAAACCGGTAAGAGCGAAGGTGCAACCAAGCGTCGTCTTAAAAACGTACTATCATATGTTGATGCCGCGAATACGGGTGTAGAGAATTCTGTTCGTATGTCCACATTCTGGGCAGCGATTAAGAATGGATACACCCCTCAGGAATCAGCCACCATGTCTAGGAATATAACCGTGGACTTCAATCAGAAGGGTGAACTGACACAGGCATTTGGATCACTGTATGTATTCTTTGGAGCGGCAGTTAATTCGACACATCGCTTCATGACTACACTAAATCGTAGAAGCCCGGCCGAGCGAGCTACATTAATTGGTGGAATTGCAACCGCATCATTCCTAGTCGCAACCTTTAACCGTTTACTTGATGACGATGAGGATGAGGCTGTACCAGATTACGATACAATTAGCAGTTATAAAAGAGACACTAATTTAATCATGCCAATCCCCGCAGGGCTGCCTGATTTCTTTAATGATAAAAAAGACACAGGATATTTCAGTATGCCGCTTCCTCTTGGGTACAATTTATTCTGGTCAATGGGTCAGGTAGTAGCCGATACATTTGCAAATAATTACGGAGGCGTTCGTGGAGGATCAGGAGTAATGGAAGGTGCGAATCGTTTATTGGAAAGTTCAATGAATGCATTTAATCCAGTCGGTGGTGCAAGTATTGCCACAATTGGAACTCCAACCTTTGTCACTCCAATTATTGAATTATGGGCAAATAAGAATTTCATGGGTCGTGAAATCAGATATAAAGATGATCAATTCGGAGTACCAGAACCTGGACATATGCAGGATCCAAAGAGCACACCCGCACATTGGAATGCATTATCAAAAGGATTAAATGAATTCTTTGGTGGGAATGATGTAATCAAAGGATCATTATCCGGAGGCTTTGGAAGTAAGAATCCATTAATGTACGATCAGGATTCCGATATAAAATTTGATATCTCAGGAAATCAATTCAAGCATATGTTCTATGGATACTTAGGTGGTCCAGGACAACTCTTAGATACTGCATTTGGAGGCTTATTCTCCGCGACTCAGGGCAAGGCATCCATAGACAATGTCGGTCAGGTTCCAATCGTTAACCGTTTCATTCGAGGCACGACCTACGGCTCGCACACCAGAGAATTGTACTACAACCTTCGGGACACAGTTAAGACCGCAGAGAAAGCAGTTAAGGATGCTAAGAAGATAAGTCCGAAAGCCTACAGCTTGGTGAACAACGACCTTCGACCTTTACTCTCAATCAACAGCCAATTAAAAGCATTCGAAGCCCAAAAGAATAAGTTCAGCAGACTTAAGTCAAAGGTCGAAAGTGCAAGTAACCTGACAGAAGCGCAAAAAATGCAACGCATTGCGGACATAGAAGAGAAAGAGTTAAATATGATGGTTACGGTCATCAAGAAAGCACAGTCGCTTGGAATTTCATGAAACAAACAAATTTACGGCTTACAAAAAAACAGGAGGAGAAACTTGTAAAATACGCACTAGAGCGTGTTGAGCAGTTAAAAGAGGATAATAGGGAACGCATTGAGAACGATAAGATTTCGTGGAAAATGTATCACAACGATCGTACAGATCGGGTAGGGTACGACGGAATATTTAGTCACTCTAATTTGTCGGTTCCTATGACCAGCTTAGTGGTGGATCACTTCATGGCTCGCGCTGAAGATGAGATCACAGGTACTTCTCCATACTTTAAATTCGAAGCTCAGGGAGCAGGCGATATCGATATGGCGGAGACCTACGATAAATACTTTAATTGGAAGATTGAGGATCAGGCAAATACCAGAGAGAGACTCGAAGAATCTTACCTCCATTTATTTATCCAACGGGCTTTAGTCCTGAAAGCGGTATACGAAGAAGATGTTTCCACTTGGTACGATTACGAAAGAAATGGACTCTTTAATTTACAGACTCAGGAATTTGAACAGATCCCAGGACAAGGACCAATAATCGAAGGCGAAGACCAGTTCATTCCAGAAATGAACCCAATGACCGGAGACTCAGAACTTCGACTTGCATCTGATCCCAGTTTCGTAATGACTCCGGGTGTACACGAATTCCAACCACTTCCGGAAGGAGTCCCCACTCAAATGGTAAAGTACAAAGGTCCAAGGTCGGAGGTCGTCGACTCAGATCGTTTCTTATGTCCTAGCCATGCAGAATCTGTACAGGATGCAGATATCATTGTGGAAATGTATGACAAAGATTTGAATTGGGCTAAGGAAATGTTCCTTGAGCGTGAATGGTTAAGCTTTGGAGATTTTTATAATTTATTAAATAAAGACGCTAATCCAAGAAGTCCGATTGAAAAGAATGAGGAAAGAACGGAGAACTTAGATTTCGATTCAGAAGAAAATCCAAGCATGCAAGTACTTGAATGTTGGATGAAAAGAGATGTACTTGGAACCGGAAGCCCTCAGGAATTTTGCATATTCATAGATCCAGAAACAGAAAAACCGATCTTCTATGAATTCGTGGCAAAACTGACTCCCGATAATCATGTCCCCTATACCGTGGTATCGATTGGAAAAGAGCGTAATAAATGGTGTGGTCAAAGTCTCCCCGAGCGAATCAGATCTTTTCAGGAATATGTAGATAAACAATTTAATTCTCAAAGCTATAGGAATGAACTTGCTGCGAACCCGATCATAGGTGTCAACCCGCAGGCCGTAGAAGATGAGCCGGAGGATGTAGAATTGCACGCTGGTAAGATATTTGAATTGAAGGATCAATATACCATTGATGACTTTATAAACTTTGCCGCTGTCCCCAATGTCGATGTCCGAACCCAGGATCTAATTGATTTTGTATTTGGAATTGTCCAGCTATGGCTTGGAGTTTCCAACATGGCACAGGGAGATTTTCAGGCATTGGCTCCGGCTAATACAGCAACAGGCGTAGAAGCAACCCTTCGCGAAGCTTCGAAGATTGGTCGTCGATGGATGCGTAGAATTGTCCGTGGATTTGAGGATCACTTGACTAAGCTTGTACAAGTTTCCATGGCCACCATTGATGAAGAAGAAGTCTTTGAATACATGGAAGGCGATGTCCGTGCATTTGGTGTTATGTCTCCTGATGCGATTAAGGACATTGGAATCAATGTTCGAGTCATACTGTCTCAGGACCAAGGTCAAAGGGCGATAGAGAAAGCGAATTTAGCATTGCAGACCCAGGATCGGTACTTCCAATCACCTCCGGAGATGCGTCCATTCATTCGTCCTATGCTCAAGCGTATTCTTGATGCCATGGGATTTGAAAAGACTGATGAATTACTACCACCTGAAGCACCGGCCGATCCAAAGAGTGAAGCTGAGATTGCTAAGATGTTGGGTGACAACGCTGCATCACAGGGTGAAAGTCCCGAGCCAACCGATGGCGTTCAAGCGGCTACTGCTGGTATGGGTAATAGTAACCCACAAGGCATGAACCAATACCAAGGATAATTTATGAAAAAGTACACTCACGCAAAAGAAAGCACTAAACCATTACGAGCAGAGCAAATTCGTGAACTTAACCTACGCAAAGTAGGAGCGGGATCCGCGGTTAAATCAGTAGAGTTAATGTACGGAGAAAAACACCCGCTATTTGGTGGATCTTACGGTGCTCAGTACGATAAAACTACTGGAGAAATATCTAAAAACTACCGAGCTCAATCAATTTCAGTGGCTAAAGCGGGAGCCAATCCCAATCCC